GTAAGTCGCTTAGAAGGCAAGATTCAATAATGTTTGGTATGTTTGAAAAAGAACACACAAACAAATGTCAAAATTTCTTATAAATCTTTTCATCAAGTTCGGCAAGAGTGAATCTCTACGCAAAGCCTGTTTGTCACTCTTACAAGATCTGGCGGCAAAATCAGATAATGATGTAGACGATGCCATAGTCAAAATGATTGAAGAAAAACTCTTCCCAGTAAAATGAACCCAGAAAAATTTCTTAATATAGAAATTGAGCCAGCACCTCCAGAACTTCAGCTTTCAGTTGAAATGAGGTGTAGAGAAATTATGAAAAGTGATGAATACGATAATATAAAAAGATACTGCACTCACCTTATAAGGCATCAAATGAAACAAGATGTATTTCTTGCATCTTTACTTGGTCGGCTTGTAGAACTTGAAGCTATCTTAACTATGAAAGAAATAAAAAATATTAAAAAGGAACGTAAAAACAAATCTATTAGTCGGAAGATAAAGAAGTTTTTTCATATTCCTTAATCTCTTTTAAACTAAAATCTTTCACTTGTAATTTTGGTATCTTATTAATTTCATAGTTATGTTTGATAATAGCAGTCCTGATATGGTCATTGACCCAGTTCCCATCATTTACTGTTAGGTCTGCTCTCGAATCGTTTGTTATATGGATCTTATGATCCACCCCACGAAGCTCTACATCAAGTAATAATCTTACTAAATTTTTTCTTCTGTTTTCTTGCAAAAATTTTAATTTTTTGCCAGATGGATGTTCTTCTCTCTTCATTTTCTAATTCATTCATACGTTTAATAATACCGTCTGATTTAACAATAAATTCTTTCAAAGGTAAATCTTCAAACCAGTATTGTCTGTCTAATTCTGCGAGCTGGGCCTGGTAGTTTTCTATTAATTTTTTTGTGTCCATAATTTTATTAAAAGTTTTAATTCAGCAATTCTTTTTCTAGCTGCGGCAATCTTTTCGGCTGTTGTCATAAATAAAAAGGGGTCTTACATGAGGTGATTATTAAACAAAAAATTCAGTCTTAACTAGGGAGTGTTAGCTGTTGTTAAGAGGGCTTTTTGTGAACTACCTTAATGCCCCTATAACTTAGGCTGGGATCGCCTCAAAGTCTCTGCTTCTTACTGGTAATGTGAAATTATCAACATTAATCTCAATAGATGCTCCAGTACTTCCATCCCTTCTTTCAAAGGTTTTTAACTTGCCACGACCAACAACAGTAATTTGATTTCCTTTCTTTACATAGTTTGCAATCACATCACCACGATTGCCCCATATAGCACAATCAAATTGTGTCGTAGTATCTTGATCATTTGTAAGCAAAGTAAAACTGGTTACTTTTGTTCCTTTAGCAGTTTCTTTTTGAACTGGATCTGAGGCTAAATTGCCAACGGCTGTTACGTTTAACATAATAATTTTTTTAAATAGGGTTGTTAGGTTTGT